ATTAGATTCCCAACGTCGTTGCTACAGCAGCCTGCACTAAGTATGGAGATTCTGCCTCAATCGCACTTAAAGTGAAATTGTAGCCTTGAACGTCACCCATTGCAGTTCCTGACTCGGAAGTCATTGCAGTGATGTCGCATCCGTACTCGTTACCAGCTAACCAATAGTTATCATTGTTATCCTTCACGATGCAGAATACTCTGTTTTGTGCTAACAACTTTAACTCATTACGCTTAGTTGTTGACAACTTACGCAAACGAGCCACGATATCAGATTGGTTGAATACTGTTCCGTTCTCTTGTGATACGTTTGTAGTGGTAGTCATGCTACCCACGCCCTTCGGAAGCTCATAGGTGTAAACATCCCCTGAAACAACTGTTGTAGCCGTTACCTCGCCACCGCTAACAGTGAACCCGGTAGAAGCCCAGTCGATTAAATGAATGCTCTTGATTCCACCAACGGCATCCTTGCAGTCAAGTGTAAATCCTTGTGTTAGATTACAAGCCATTGGTTACCTCCTTTAAGCTAAAGTGAATTGAACTAATTGATCAGGGAAAGCAATCTGTACACCATACTTCATGGTTGCACGGAATCTTACCTCGTCGTTGTCTTCTGAGAACCACATGCGGAAAGATTCTTCTTCATTTGCTAAGTCTGTGCCTACAAAGAAGTTAGACAAACGAGCAGCGAACATTCTGTTTGTTCCGCTTAGTCCACCAACACCGATCAATTTGATGTTAGTTCCTGGAATCATGATTTCCATTCCCTCAGCATCAACAGCGTAGTGGAACAAGTTAGAATCACGAAGTGCAGTTGTGTACTTCTTGAAAGTGTCGATACCAGCAAATACTACTAAATCATCAGCGTCAGCGATGTCAGCAGGTAGAGCGTTGTAAATGTCATCAATCAAACTTTCGATGTTTGAAGTAGTGATGGCAGTTGCACTTGAAGTGTTTCCTGCGATAGTAGAAGCAGAAGCCGCATCAATGATCTTGTTGAAACCATCAAAACGATTTGTGTTAGGGTTAGTGTTACTTGTTGCAGTGTTACCTTGCCACATTGCTACTTCTAATAACTTAGCGATACGAGATGCTTTCTCGTTACCGATTTGCTCCTCAAATGGAACAGCCTCAGGAGAACCTGGTGCGATTTGAGTCTGCATCCACTTAGCTTCTAAAGTCTTAGGGCAAAGAGTTTCTTCAACCTTAATCTTTCCTACTGTGATGTCACGCTGAGAGAAAGTTGTGTTTCCTGAAGCGTTGTACCCACAGCCATCGGCTTGGAAAAATACGTCAGAAGTTAAGATGTTCAAAGCCTCAGCAGACTTTACACCTACTTGCACCTGACCAGCCGCTTGTAATACAGCAGCAGTCTTTGATCCGAAAAGGGATTTTACTACTAACTCGGTGCTTTGCTCGTTAGTATAGTCGGTTAAACCAGTTACGTTAAATGCCATGATTTTTATTTTTTAAGTGTTTTAGCGATTTTTACAATGTTTGCGAATTGCTCCTCTTTCTTTGACAACTTTGCTGGAGCTTTAGTTGGTTCTTCACTTGGAAGGTCAGCAACCTTTTCTACCAAGTCAACAGTTTTACCGAATGCCTCTTTCATAGAGTTAAAGGCACTCTCGTTTGTGTTTAGTTTCTCCTCTAAAGAATTAAGTTTTTCAACTGCTTCCTCAAAGCGAGTAACTAAAGAATTGAAAGCCTCTAATGAAGCGAACTCAGCAGGTGCTTCTTCAGCAGCTACTTCCTCAACTTCTTCGGCTGGTTCTACAATCTCAGTGACAACACCGCCCTCGGTGGTCACGAGCATTCCGCCTTCTACTTCGTGAACAGCATCAGGAGCAGCAACTAAGCCTTCTCCTGTTTGCACAAAGATTTCAGTTCCAACGGCTAACTCACCTTCCCACTCAACGATAGTACCGTCTACGAGTGTGGCAGTTGCCATTTCAACTTCTTTCTTTTCTTCTTCACCAAATAGAAGTGAGCGAATTTCGG